GGCTATATAGAAGGGGCAACCATGACACGGCTAAAGGAGTTCAACCCAACTAGCCGTCAGCACATTGCATTCGCTTTTCAAAACTTTCGCGGGTGGATGCCTCGTGAATTGACCGACACAGGTAGGCCAAAAATTGATGAAAAAATTTTGATGGAGATAGGGACAGACGAATCTAAAAAATTCGCCCGCATTCTGACTCTTCAAAAACATCTGGGCCAACTCAGTGAAGGTCAAAACTCTTGGCTCAAACTTGCGACTAAGGGTAAGGTCCACCATTCATGTGTTCTTAATACAAATACTGGTAGACAAATTCACATGCGTCCGAACGTTGCGCAGACCCCGAGTGAACCTGAGTATCGAAAGCTATGGGGTCCAGGTAAAGGAAGAGTTCAGGTTGGTGCTGATGCATCTGGCTTGGAACTTCGCTGCCTTGGGCACTACTTAGCTTTGTTTGATGGAGGAGCTTTTTCCAAAGAAGTTGTTGAAGGTGACATCCACACAAAGCTGGCTGGTATCTACAACACTTCAAGATCTACAGGTAAGTCGGTGACTTACGCGATGATCTATGGAGGATCGAATTTCCGCATCGGACTAACTGCTGGAGCTATTAAGCAAGATGCAGCTAAAGAAGGTAAACGTATCCGATCAGCAATTATGTCTGGACTGGATGGTTTTGCTGAACTTAGTAAAGCAATTGCAGCTCGTGCGGAAACAGGTGTACTTAAAGCCTTAGACGGAAGGCCCATCAGATTGGGGGACAAAAGTTATGCGGCCACCAACTATTTATTGCAAAGCTGTGGTGCGATTTTGTGCAAGGCATACGTTTTGCGCAGCCATGAACTTCTTAAAGAAGCTGGCCTTGACTATCGACCGCTGGGATTCATACATGATGAACAGCAACTCTCCGTCCACCCTAACCATGCTGAACAAGCTGCCTTCATATTGGTAGCCGCAATGAAAGATGTTCAAAAACAATTTAATTTCCGCTGTGAACTAGATGCTGAATCCGTTATCGGAAAAAGCTGGGCCGATTGCCACTGATTGCAACCGCAAGGGAGATTTTTGGGAACTACACGTTATCCGAGAGGCATGGCGACGTGGTGCTGAAGTCTTTTCTAATGCCGGTTGTACTGGAGCGGTTGATCTCATCCTTCAACAAGGTGATCAACATCTCAAGTGTGATGTGAAATCTATGCGCTACCAAAACAAGTGCTGGAAATCAACAGGAGCAACAGTGGCAAATGATGTCCATGTAATCCATGTCAACCCTGCTACCGAACAGATCCGTTGGACCAGAGGCAAAGAGCCAAAGGGCTGGGAATCTTTTTGGGACTAAAAAATGAAACCACCAAAACTATTGATTGATGCTGATTATTTTGTTTACAGAGCGGCCGCCGCGGCCGAGCTGGAACTTGAATATGCAGCCGATCTCACCTTGATCGTCGGTGACTTTACAGAAGGTAGACGGATCGTCAAACAAGAGTGGCGCAACCTAAGGGAACGCTTCGATACTGATGATCTACTGCTGTGTTTTACAGACACAAAAAACTTCCGCAAAGACATTGATCCAGATTACAAAGGCTCTCGCAAAGACAAACGAAAGCCTGCTGGGTATAAAAAGCTGAAGGAATGGTGCATGTCCACTTGGGACAGCGTTATGAAACCTGGGCTAGAAGCTGATGATGTTCTTGGCATCTTGGCAACCAAAGGTGACATCAACAACTTTGTTCTCATCTCTCCTGACAAAGACTTGTTGCAAATTCCTTGCCGTATCTATAACCTCAAGGATGAATTCACACAGGATCCTGTAACTGCAAAGCTAAAACTGTGGGAGCAATGTCTCACCGGAGATAGCACAGACGGCTACAAAGGAGCTAAGAATGTCGGCCCTAAAAAAGCTGAGCAAATCCTTGAAAAAGTTAAGGATGGAAACTACTGGAAAGTAATCGTAGAGACCTACGAGAAAGCTGGACAGACTGAAGAGGATGCACTGCGCAACCTAAGGCTTGCTCGCATTTTGCAAGCCACAGATTGGGATATGGATAAACAAGTTCCCATACTTATTACTCCTAATGAAATTCTTACCCGCTCCAGTGACAAAGTTAACGCTTGAACAAGAGTTTACAGTTGCCTCAATGTTAGGTGACATTGAAAAGGCAAGTCCTGAGCAAACTCTTCAAATTTGTCAATCACTTCTGAAGCATAACTTCTTGCTTAAGAACACACTCAACAACATCATTAGAGCTTGGAATGAACTTGACGCCACAGGAGTTGAAATTCCTGAGGAACGTTCTTCTAAGTAAGCGAGCCTATAGAGGTATGGACATCCCTCATGGTGTCAACCTCTGGCCTGACTGGCTTGAAGACTTCTACCAAAAAGTTATTAATGAGCAAAACTAATCCACCACACTATCGCCGCGGATCTATTCAACCGTGGGACTTCATCATTGCCCAAGATCTTAATTTTCTTGAAGGCAACATTATCAAATACGTTGTTCGAGCTGGTAAAAAAGATGACGAGTCTCGCCTGGATGATCTTACAAAGGCAGCAACCTATCTCCGCAAACTCATTGAAACCACAGCCCAAGATGAAAGCATTAGCACCAGATCTGATGGCACAAGCCATTATGTTTCGCCAAGTGATGGAACAACCAATCGGAGTATTCAATTCCGACACAGCGATGACTCAACAGATGTTGATTTCGGAGGAGTACCAGGAGTTTTTGGAGGCACATGCTGAGGCTATTCAGTATATCCAAAACAAACGCAGCCGTGAAAATCTTTTGAAAGAATTAGCTGATCTTGTATTTACTTGCTATCAGTATGCTGCTGCAATGGCCTGGCCTTTAGACGAGGCAATGGATCGAATTTATGAATCCAATATGTCCAAACTTGTTGATGGTAAACCACTGAAAAATGAGTTTGGCAAAGTTATCAAACCTCCTCACTACCATTCCCCTTATCTAACTGATCTTATCTAATGTCTAATGAATTTATTGCAAAGACAGGACGTGTAAAATCTTGGCAAGATAATCCTGAAGGACGGCTCCCTGTCAGCTGTACTGTCATGTCCATTTTGGACTCATACGATGGAGAGGGTGGCATTGGTGACGCAATCTCCTTTGCCGCCCACGCACTTCGCTTTGGTGCAGGCTGTGCTCTTGATGTATCTAAGCTACGTCCAAAGGGCAGCGATAATGGCAAAGGCTTGATAAGTTCTGGGCCTGTAAGCTTCCTCAAAATCTTTTCTGTTCTAAATGAAGTGTTGCGTAGAGGCGGCACATACAGATCAGGAGCTATAGTTAGTCACTGCTCTATTTCTCACCCAGATATAAACGAATATGTCACTGTTAGTCGCAAGGAATTGCCATGGCTAAAGCGTTGTGTTGACGTTACCGAGGATGCTTGGAACGATACACCTCAAGAAACCAAGGATCTTATTCTTGCTGGCATTCGTAATGGTGACATTTGGTTGTCTAAAATTAAGTATGATTTGCATGGCGAACGTATATTTTCGAACGTATGTTTGGAGATATATATACGTTCAAAAGGCACTTGTTTGCTTTCTCATGTGAATGCCGGTGCTTTAAATATTGATGACATTGTTCCTGCATTTCAGCAGGGTATGACTGAGTTGTGCGAACTTCATGGGCGTACTGGCGTGGACAAGTCTGGTTACTACTTGTCTCCTGAAGAGGACCGGCAGGTAGGCCTAGGCATTCTTGGTTTGGCTAACCACCTATCTATTCA